CCATCTTCGATAACCTTATATCCTGTACCACCAAAGGAGACGATGGTGAATGCAGAAGCAACCATCGACTTACCCTGGTTGGGGAAGGATGCTGTTCCGTCTAGTTCTAGACCAGGGAAAGGACAGTTGGGTTGCTTGACCTTAGAACCATCGACCAGAGCACCACTACCACCAAGGAAGGAGATAACAGAAGAGTTCTGAGTATATGGTGATGCTTCAATGATTGGGTAATCATCATAGATAGCACGAACTGCCATCCTGACATTATTCTGATCATAGATGTAAGAATCTGGATAAGAAATAATATCTGCAGGATCGAATAATGTTCCTGTGTTTACTGTGGTTGCTCCAGGTTCAGTAGATCCTTCGAGGATATCCTCAAATAGACCCATTGCTGTAGCAATAGTTGATTCTACGTTAGCACATAGTGGTCCTTGACCAGATTGATATGCTGTTACAGAATTCGTAGTAGTTCTTACAAATGTATGCGCGGACTGTGGAAGATGCTTAACGCAACCAGAAGCTGCTCCAGTAAATGTATGTGCAGACTGTGGTTCATGCTTAATTGCTTGTGCTGTCGCACTTACAAATGTGTGAGTAGAACCAGCGGCAGAACCAGCATTACCTACGTTAACTGTAAACGTACCGTCTTGTCTGTGAACACCATTGCTAATAGCACCAGTAAAGGTGTGGTTGCCTGTATAAGATGATCCACCAATGTTAATCTCAAATGTACTTGTAGTTACATTAGAAATTTCTAACCAGCGACCAGATGGATAATCATATCCAGCACGAGGATAAGATTTCTGAACTGTATTTCCATCTAGATCACAAGTGAATAGTAAGGTTCCGTTGAGAACTTTGATGTAATCACCGTTAGCAAAACCATGATTTGGAATAGTTAGTTCTAGATTACCTGTCGCTGGTGTGTAATCAGCATCGGTAACTGTATGTGCTGAATAACCAACAGCAGTGATTTCAAGAGATGATCCAGATGCTGGATCAGTAGAACGTGGATAAGTGTGCTGAGTCTGGTTGCCGTCCTGATCACATGTAAATGTGAGAGAATTATCTTCAATAACAACATTTCTACCAACACCCAAACCATGCTGTCCAACAGTGACAGTCATATCACCATTTGATGCATCGTAAGAGATCGCTGATGGTTGGAAGTATTGGTTTGGACGTGAAACGCCAGCATTAACAGTAATTGTTGTCTGTGTTGTGCCAGTGATCTTCATGGATCGACCAGCAAATGGGTCGATACCAGGACGTGGGTATGTCTTAACAGACTGATTGTTATCCATGTCGCAGGTGAACGACAGGGAGTTATCATCAATTGTGATACCCTCACCAACACTTAGATTATGTGCTCCAATTGTTAATTCAAGTGCTCCAGTTGCAGGATAATATGTCGCTGCACTTGGAGTCATGTTTAAATCAGGACCAGAAGCACCAACATTAACTTTGATAGTAGTAGATGTTGTTCCAGTAACTGACAGACTTGCACCATTTGCTGGTTGATCTGGTTCTGGTAAAGAGTGTTCTGACTTGTTACCATCCATGGCACAAGTGAACGTGAATGATTCTGGAGCAAGTCTGATAACGTTTCCAGTTGTTACACCATGACCAGATCCAACGGTGATCTCAAACTCACCATTAGAAGGATCATAAGAAGCATCTGTAGGTGTGAAACTACCGATTGGAGTTCCTGCAGTAGGATCTAATAGGATATTCCAATCTTCAAACTTAGGAATTGGTGATGAAGGTACAATAGGATTCGTGATTAGAATCGTTCCGTCTGCAACAGCAGAGTTGAATTGATGTGCATCACCAGCAGCACTACCCGCATCACCAACATTACATGTGATTGTTGTAATACCACCAGCACTAGAGCAGGTTAGAATGTCTAGACTCTTGCCATAGTTTCTATCAGTTGGTTGTGGACTTCCATGAGTTCCAGAATTGCAATCAAATAGAATCGCTGCTTCAGTGAATGCAATTCTATCTTGTCCAGCAACAGGAATTGTAACTGGATCTGCAATTGTAATGGTTAGAGAACCTGAAGTGGAGTTGTAGTTTGCACTTAGTGGAGTTACAGTCTCAGTAGTGTTTCCAGTAGTCCAATTACGCATCGCGTAGATTGCGTATTGTCTTACTCTCTGGAATGCATAAAGAGTTGCTGGTCTTTGTGCTTCAGGAACTCCTGTAAGTGCAGTTCCAGTAAAGTATGCTTCTGCAACTTCAACAATTCCAGAGTTTCCACCAAGACACAGGTCTCTGACTAATCCATTGAGAACAATATTGATATCTCTACGACACTTTCTTTGATTGATATCACTCAATGCTAAAGAAGGGAAGGCAGTTTCAGTGTCTAGTAATGCCTGATCTGCAATAAGTTCTGCGTTTCTTGCAATCAGATATGCTGCGTCTAGATATGTTCCACTTGTATTATTAGTGATAACATCTACCCAGAGGAATGCAAGAGTATCAATTGCTGCTTTTACATCAGCACAAGCAGGGTTTCCTGCTGTTGATGTAATTACAGTATTATCAAAGTATCTTGTTATAGAAGAATATTGTGGTACATATACTGGATCCGATGGAGTTCCGTTTTCGGTTCTCCAGTTTCTCATTGCATGAATGCACAACTGACGTGCATACTCTACTGCACGAACATTCTGAATAATTTCATTTTCAATGTAAGTAATCTTACCATTGACAATATATTTCTGAGCAGCTTCAATAACGTTATGGTTTGTACCAAATTCTAAATCTCGTACAATTGCATTACAGAAGTGGATAACGTCTTCGCGACATTGATCATCATCGTTTGGAATATTGAAACTTGGATAAGTTTTAGTTCCATTATCACAAGTGAATACAATATCTGCTAACTGTACAACAGAATCTTCAGCAATGCCAGCTGGCATAGTCTGAAGTGTGACAGTAGCAACACCAGTTACTGTATTGTCATATAAGAAATCGGTAATGTTATATGACTGACCACCAAATTTTACAACACCTGTTGGGTTTGTGTTATCATAGATGTGCTCAAATCTAGAAGTACCTAGGAAAATCTTGAGGTCATTACCACTAATATCATAAACCGCAAAGTGGTCTTGTGCGAATTCGGAATTAATTCTTCCGACTACTTCATCTGCAATAAACTCTCTGTTGTTGCGAATAAATGTGCAAGCATCTTGGAACCTTCTCTCTACGGGTGTTGCAAGAGGGAAGGTGTTTGGTGAGTTGAGTAGTGATAAAGTAATACTCTTAGAGAAGGTGCTTACTGTAGCGTTTTGACCAGGATCAAAGTTTGCATCATTAATTGATGACTTTTTAGGAATAACAAATCTTCTTGCACGACCATCAGCGTCTTCTAGAACCTTATAGATTCTCTGCTTACCGTTGAGGAACGATAGGTCAGTTCCTCCTCCAGATGGTAGTCCTTGAATTAAAATTTCTTGACCTTCTTTGAAGTCGTGAGTATTTGCTCTACCAACTAGCTCGTTGGTATAGAATACAATACCGCCAAGGTCTTCAGCATTACCAAACTGTGCATTCTGGAAACCGCCAGTTGCAATAGTTGGATCACCCTGTAGAGAGAAGTCGATTCTCTGAATAGGTAAAGTATTTGTTACATCATCATCAACAGATACAACTTCACCTTCTGCTCTAATCGACTTCAGACTTGTGGAGTCAAATGTGTATGATACTACACTAGCTTCATAGATCAGAATCGATTCTGAATTTGTTGTACTCCATGTTGGAGATCCGAGGATAGGAACGACCTGAACATCCCAATAAGATGGAGTGTTTTCATCATCTGGAGTGATGCTAGCAACTTCATAGTATCCTTGACTGAAACTGCTATCGTCAATATCATCCAGATAAATGTATGTACCGCCAGGGATGTATGATGATGGATCAGAAGTAGTTCTAAATGTATTTTGACCACTAGTCTCAGTAATGGTAAACTGAGTGATGGCACTTCCTGCTGAAGCAGAAGTAATGTATCTAAATTGTTCACCTTCTACAAAAGAACCACTTGTTAGTTCAACATCTAATGTACCACCAATATATGCACTAGCACCTGTAGTTGTTGTGAAAGTGACATCAATAACTTCTGCTCTTGCACCAGTGTTAACACCAACAACTGTTAAACCAGTTTGAAGTTGTTGTAGACCTGTGTTCTGCTGGAAATTAACACGGAATCTATCTGGTCCAAAAATTTGATGACCAATTGGGAATGCTGTACCAAAGTCGCCATTTGCTTCTTTGTCAATACAAATTCTTTGCTTGTCATCAAAGACCATAGCAAAGTCCCAAGTAGCAACGGGATCGCCGTTAGCATCAATCTGGTCTCTGTAGGTAACACCAATAACGTAGTTTTTATCACCAAACTTGACAATGTGCTTGCCAGGATTTCTTGGTCTGATAATTACAAGACGTAAGTTATCACCAACAATAGAACAATCTGGTGGTAGGGAGATTGGGTTATCTTCTAGATAATCACCACCAGAAACAACTAGCGTTTCTTTGACGCCAGGAGTTGCCCACGCTAGTTGCGCTGCCTTCTTAATTGTACGAACAGGGTTAACTGCAGAACGACCATCGTTCAGGTCAGAACCAATCTGTTCAGAAACGTAGATACGTCCACCAACGTCATTTGTCGCTAGGTTGAGGACATATTCTGTAGTAGCAATTCTATCGGATCTATCACCAAGTAATGGGGTAATAGAACGAGGGAAGATGCCTGCTTCACCAGTTTCACCAAATGCAAATGCATTCTGATCATTTGATCTGAGACCAATGTGCTTGAATGGAACAGTGCCATTGTTTACTACACCATCGGTATGTACAGGTGCATCAGAGGAAGTAGTACCAGTTTCAAGAGCTTGGTATACGTTTGCGCCAAAATATCTGTAAGAATCTTTCTGTACAATAACATTGGAATCCCAAAGGGTTCCAGTGCCATTCATGTATGTCTTGAGGTTTGGACCTCTTAATACTAGGTCAGGAGTAACAACATTATCAATATCAAGGTTTAGAATTCTCGCCGTGTCTGAAATGATTGACGTAGAAGTTCTAATAGCACCATTGATGTCAAGTTCAAAATCGACAGTATCAAGAACTGCATCTGCAGTTGCACCTGTGCCATTACCACCAGAAATAGTTACACCAGGAGCAGTAGTATAACCATTGCCAGGATTATTAATAGCAATGTTAATAACTTTGCCATTGAAGATAAACGCAGACGCTAGTGCCTGCAGTCCACCAGGAGTGCTTGGAGGGTCAATAACAACACTAGGAGCAGATGTGTATCCAGAACCACCAGCAGTGATGTTAACTTCGTTAACTCTTTGTCCTGTTCTGTTAATACCAACACGGGGCAATCCTGTATTGGTATCTAATTGTGTTCTAATGATCTCCCTTTCGAGAGTTCCAGAACCTGCTCTAATAGTAAGTTCGTTATCACCGATGAGTTGAGGTTTTGAACCTCTAATGAACTCTTTATCGGAATTGATATTAAAACTCATGACGCTCGCGTGCTCCGCCTAGTTATCCTCTGTTATATTTAGCATCAGGTCCATGCAATACTAATAATCTCAGTAGCTACTAACCACTTGATCGTATTAGTTGTACCTGCTCTGGTAGTTGAATAACTGAAACGGTTTGTTGATCCTAATGGAACGATATCCCATGTCTGACCAGTTGGAATATCGTCCTTAATAACGGTGGTCATTGTTGATAGAACTGTTGTTGCTCCAGCGGCACCGCACTGAACAACTGATTCTAACTTTGCTGAATAAACAGTGCCCTGTGGATTTACTGCGACAACTCTTCCTGTAATAAAATTAAGAGTGTTGTTTTCAATTACAGGTTGCGTTCCAATGTCATCTAACTGCAAAACTGCAGTATTAACTCCACGGAGAATAACAGTTTTATGTCTGCTATCAGCATAGAATGAATTTTTTAATTCGACTGTGTTTATATTCTGGATATTATGCAGTTCATCAATGTGAACTGTTTTTTCTACAGAAAATCCACCAGCTGAATCAAACTTTTCGTTTATAGATGCCATTTTTATTTCTTAGTAATGTGCGAAACAACGGTGATTTTGACGTTCTGTGTGCCACCAACGTCATCCCCAACTGAAATATTTAGTCTGACGGTATTATTTGCAGTGTATTCAAAAGTTGGTTCAAACAATCTAATTCCTGTTAAGAGATTGTTGTACTCAGTGTAGTAAACATCTGATCCATCATCAATACATCCAAACTCAATCATTTGCTTATCGTTTGTGGTTGGGTTGTGTGCAGTAACAACAACCTTTGCACTTTCTTCAGTTGCAGTATCGTAAATCTCGCTTCCTCCGTTATCAATTGATCCTTTGATCAAAGTAATCTTCTCTGTTAGAATACGAAAATCTGCAAGTTCAAATTCTTTAAGTTCTGAATCAAAGATCTTAACGCCACTGAATCCAGAACCGAATGTTGTATTAAAGTAAACATCACCCTGGTCATCTAGTCTTAAAATAGGATCTACTGTAACACCAGCAGAAAGTCCGATGTCAAAGTATTGCTTAGATGAATGTAAGAATGTAGTTGTGGTGGAAGTGTTATCTAATGTAGTTGCAGCCTGATCAATAGTTAATAAAGATGCAGTCAATTCAAATTCATCAGATGTCATTGATCTGACTGTATCAATTGCATACAAGTCGAATGCAGTTGTTGTCATCTCAGCACTCTTTTGTCCATCATTATAGAAGAACAACGTATTCTCGTTTGCGCCAGGAGAAGATTCTGGAATAATATAAGTGTTTTGATCAACGTCCTTAACACCACCAAGAGAACCCCAGTTGGTTCCATCATATCCTTCAAACTGCGTTGATGTTGTACTGAACCTGACAGAACCTTGAACAGGAACACCTCTATCAGCGTCAGCACCTACAGGTAGAGCAAGTGTGGTTGCTGCATCACAAACAATCTTCTTACCACTGTTTGGTGCTAAGACTAGATCATCTACTGTTGTCGAGATAGTAGCTTCTTGGAACTTGAGGTTATTGTTAATTCTTACTGGAGAGGATCCGAATGGATCGAATCTAAACTCTTCGTAGTCTTCAAATGTAATTGGTGCAACAGCAATTTGAGACCAAGTTAGTTCAGCAGATCCATTTGCTACTGCTCCAGATGTGTGAATAGGTTCAGCACCAGATGTTCCTGTTGTACCACCAACAGTTACTTCATAAAGATTATTTTTATACTTAACAAACTCACCTAATGCTACAGGAACGTTTGCTCTCCACTCAACAAATGCAGGAGCAGATACATTCAAAGATCTTGCTTTCTTTACATTTACAAACTCCATGTAGTTTGGAGTAAACTTCATGGTATTGATGTTGTCGTTAATAAACCACAACGTATTATCGTTTGCTCCTGTAGTTTCTTCTGCTAGAATGTAAGTGTTTCCATCTAGGTCTCTAACACCACCAAGTGATGACCAGGATTGATTATTTGCATTGTATCCTTCATACTGCTCTGTTTGAGTATTGTATCTAATAGATCCATCAATAGCAGTAGCAGCGCCTGGTCTTTGGATGGTAGTACCAGCAGGAACAACAAATGCACTAGTAGCATCACACTTAACTAATTGTCCAACAGAAGGTTGTAGAACAATGTCTTGCTGTGTAATTGTTGAGATAGTATTGGTGTCAATCTTGAGTAGATTGTCAACCAATAGGTAATCTGAAATTTTGACATAACCGCTGGTCTCTAGATTACCAGTAGTATTTGAAATTGTCAGTTTATCAGAGACATTAATTCCTGCAGTTACAATGAATGAATTTGCTTTTAATTCAAAATTAGCACCCTCTCTATTCAGTAGAGGAGTTGCCAAAGAAGTTGAGAATGTTCCTGTAGCAGAAGTAAAATCAGTTGATTGAAGTGTACCTACTACACCATCTGTTGTAGTAATTGTCGATGCTGTAACTTCGCCTTCAACAATATCAAGTCCAATAGAATTACTGGTTGTAATATCAGAAACTACAAACAGAGCATTAGATCCGAAAACTTTAGGATTGTTTGGATCAACAGTTAGTAAAATTTCTTCACCATTTTCTCCACCTTCGTTTTCATGACCAGGACCAGATGCACAGTAGTAGTATAGTGATGGAGTTGTATCTCTAACAATAATAGTTAAACTATCAGATGTTCTGGTTACTCCATCAACATATTCAGCTCCAGCAAAGTCCAGCACCACGCCAGTTGCACTAATGAGTGCTGCATTGCTCATGGTAACTACATTAGTTCCTGTATCAACGGATACAACTGTAGTTCCACTAGGAATGCCACTGCCAGATGTCTGAGTAATTGCCATTCGTGGCAAGATATCAGCAGCTTGTTGAGCAGTGACCGTAATCTCTGCACTACCTGCGGTAATATCTGTTGTTACATTGTCTACTAGACTTGGTTCATAATTTCCATCTCTAAATTCACTGAGAGCAAACAGATGACCTTGATTAGAACTATCTGATAAATCAAATGTGTATTGACTTCCAACATAAAGAACAATATTTGGTTCTAGAGATCCATCAATTGAATATCTGAAAACAGAATCAGATGTACCAACTTCATATGTTGTTCCAGAATTTGCTTCTGTTTCAATATCATCCCCAGCATTAACAAGTGCATTTTCAACTAAGAGATAATTTGTCGTTCCACCAGATTCTGATACTAGGCGAACCTCGAAGAAGATAGCACCATCTGTGGTGATTCTGTCGCTAGTTGTAAATGTTCCTGCAGCAGGTGGTGTTGTGAATGTTAGTTTTGTGAGAGACTGATTGGTAACAGCAAATGATTCTGGTTGAATAAGCAGCGAAGGATCAACTGTTAATTCATTACCAATTTCATAACCATTACCAGGATTGTTAACACCAATTGTGTCGATAACTCCAACACGGTCTACTTCATATTCCCATGCAGTGGTTCCTGCTCCGTATGGAGGTACAAAATTTACTACTGCATTACCAGGGGTCTCAGCATCTTGAGATAAAGTAACTGCATTATTTGCTGCATCAATACTAGCAACTGTAGTATTGGGTTGTAAAACACCAGCACCAGAAGCAACCTCCACTAGCATTCCAGGGAAGATTCCAGCAACTGAAACAACTTCAATTACGTCGTTTTGATTAGGACCAGTGAAAGTAAATGTAGTGCTTGCTTCATCTGAAATTGGATTGAGAGATACAACAACCTCAGTCGCACTTGCAATACTAACTACAGTTGTATTTGCATCAAGTCCAGTACCAGTTACCGCCATTCCTGCCACAATACCAGTGGTAGCAGCAACAGTGATCGTTGTGCTTGCAGTTGAACAAGATCCAGTAACATCAGAGGTAGTTCCACTTAAAGTGGTAGCAAGTCCATTTACTGCTGGGGAAAGATTGAGTACATCACCAACTTGATATCCATTTCCTCTATCTTGCCAGAAGAGATTGGTAACACTTCCAGGATTTGATGTAATTGTATATAAGAATCCAGCACCACCTGCGCCTCCAACATTACTGTCCGCTACAGATAGAGTATCTCCTTGTTCATATCCAGAACCTTGATCTGTGAAGAGAAGACTATTGACAGTTCCTGTGTATGTAAATGATCCGCCTAATGTATATTCAAAATTTGATCCAGGACCAATAAGAATAGTGTCTTCAGCAGTTAGAACATCATTGGGAGCATACCCTGTTCCAGCTTCATTGACAGTTACTCCAGTTACGATACCATTTGCATCAACTACGATGTCTACAGTAAGTCCAGAACCAAAATCTCCAACAGAACCACTTGACAAATTAATTGCCGCACCCATATTAGGATGATTGGTGCAATAGTATTCGATAGCAGTGGTTGGAGCACCAATTTTGATAACCAAATCAACAAATGCACCAGCAACTCCGCCAGCACCAACAGTTATAGTATCGAAAAATGTTGGATCTAGTGGGGTGCCATCTTGATTCTGAAATCTTAATGGGTGTGTTCCCATGCTAGCATCAGATACATCAAATCTATAGGTATTTCCTACTAGTAGATTTAATGCTTGCTGTGTATTTCCATTGATAGCATATACTTCAGATGGAGGTGGAGTTCCTGGGTTAGATACCGCAGTAGCTGTATAGGTTGTTGTTGGTTGTCCGAAGAGACCAACTGCAGTATATGTTCCCTCTGTATAACCAGATCCACCATTGGTAATGCTGCCGTTATATTCGACATCTCCTGTAATTACGATGTCTGCTCTTGCACCAGTACCACCCTGTGCAGATGTGAGTAAGACATTGCTATAGTTTCCAGGAGCATATGCAGATCCAGCACTTGTGATAGTACCTTCAATCTCTGGTACAGTGAAGTTTAGAGATGCTCCAGATCCATTTCCACCTGTGGGTGGAATGTCATTATACGTTCCAGGTGTATATCCTTCACCTGTATTGTTAATGACTCCATCATGTGCAATAACTTCAATGTCTAATGAAAGTGCGTTGCCATTACCTCCATTAACAAAGACATCTTGATAAATGCCAGCATCATAATTTGCACCAGCATTTGAAATAATTGCTTCCGCTACAATATTTTTCTGTAGATTAAAATCTTGGAAAGCAAGAATTTGAGTAGAGTCAATATTGAGGATTTTTTTATCTTGAGCAACAAATCCCAAGACGCCAACATTCGCTCTGTAGATACCTACCGTAGTATCGTTTTCAAAGGACAGAGATGGTTCTGCTTTAGTACCATCTCCAATCCTTAATTTGCCAGTAGCGAGATCACTACCACCAGCAGTGATATTGAAAATCGCTTGTGAAATGTCATTGATTTTGACCCTTTGCTGTTCAAAGGTATCAGTTCTTGCGACGTTAATTGCGGGCATCTTTTACTAACTCTCTAAGTAGTGATTTGATTTCAGAGATTTCATTCTTCAACATATTTATGTCTTCCAACGCGGAATTCAGTTGTTTTTGTTTACGACGAGCTTGTATAGCAGAATCGTCGTGATTCAAGATGGCACCAGTGGTCTCGTCTCTAACGAGACCATCATGCCCTTCAACTTTGATATAATTCATGCGCGGAATTAGAAAGCAGCAACAGCTCTAATGTCTTGGATCTTAGGTACAAACGCGGGATCTACACCCTTCATAACAACCTTAATCGCAAAGGATGAGAACTCAGGTAGATCTGATACACTATACTTGACATCCTGATAAGAAGATTGCTTCTCAACAACACTAGAAATGCTGTTCTCTGGAGTAGCAATTTCCAGGTTATCTGGAGATCCATCTGCATTGAAGTATTCCCAATCAAGGTCATCGAAGTTTTCCTGCGATGATGCTTTCTTGTACTTGTAAAGAACCCTGACATTTGCAAAGTCTTTTACGTTGACGGTTAGGTGTACATCAATTGCAGTAGCGGGACTGCTGATAGAAACTTCCTTGGTGAGATACTTCGCAATCGAAGAACTGTTTCTAGAACTATCTTCGGGAACAAATTCAGATCCATTGGTGTAGGATACTGTGCCAACCTCTAAGAAGTATGCCTCGTCATCTGTTTGCTCTGGATACTTGATAAAGTCTCCAACTCTAAAGATATCATCTACTTGATCTCCAACAATTGCATTTCTATTGAATGCAGTATTGTCTTGGATTCTTCCTGTGAAGTCATCCAGAATTGGTTGGGTATCAACTCTAATAGTCAACTCTTGAGTTTGATTATTCCAGATAACAGTCTTACCAGTAATGACATTATCATATGTTTCAGTGATAGTAGATGGGTTTCTAGCAACAATTGTAGATGCATCGTTGATATTAACTAGAACCTGTGATGGATTTGTTCCAATCTTACCTAGTGGTAGATCTTCGCCACCAACATTTTCTACTAATGTCAACTGACTACCAAGAGTTACTCTTTCACCTTTCTGGAAGAACTGTGTGGTCTTAACTCTTACCCATACTGTAGTGCCATCTACCTTAGCGATGGTTCCAGATGCTTTGGAAGTATAACCTTCAATAGACTGGTTGTTGGTAATATCAACAGCACCTAGATCAGAAATTGTAAACGAGTATACTGGATAGAACTCTACAACTTGATCTCTTCTTCCGAATCTATCTTCCTGACCATATGCATTATCAATTCTGTTTGTCGAAGTTTTGACACTGCTAGTTGCAAGGTCAACTACAGGAGATAGGTAAGATACTGTGGATGAGAGATCTAACTTATACACTAGAGACTCATCTAGATCATTTAGAGTTTCGTTGATTTCAGAAGCAAGAACTTTCTGATTTGTAAAATAATGTGGTTCATTTAAGAAAGTCTTCTCATACTCAGATTGTGAATATGATGTATAATTGGTTGTGCTAGAATCAACAGGAATCATGTTGGTTGTCTTAACCATAGATTCAATCTTAGTTCCAGTAAATGTCAAATACTGAACCTGAGGATATAGAGTCTCAAACTTTCTATTGTATGATGCATAGACTGTATCGCCACCTCCAATAGAATTACCAGATGCTTGGATGCTGGAAACAATATTGTATGAGTCTACACCAGTGTTTGAAACTTTGAATAGTGAAGTATTGAGAACATCTGATGTAACACCACCAGTCTGTTGTGCAGTTCTGAAGAATACATAAGAATCTCCAGTTCCCTCGAAACCATTATCTCTATGAGATACTCTTACAATACTATTGTTATTCTTGAATAGTCTAGAAGTTGCATTTGTATTTGCAGTTGCGTTAGTAGCAAATGGATTCTTATTCAGAAGTTCATAACCAAGAGACTCATTCTTAAGTAGAAGTTCGCATGGTCTATCAATAGCAAATTCTGCTCTGTAAAGAGTGAACTTAAGATCTTCAAAAATATCTTCTGTCCAAACATCAACGTTTTGAGATCTGTATACCGAACCCAGTGAAGGTTGTGTAGTAATGACGGTGCTAGTTGCAACGTCGATCTCTCCTAGACGAGATACCCAGAGTTCATAATCTGTAGAATCAGTTTCTACTGCTAGAGCATATTCGGTGTCATTCTGTAGATAAACAGGGTGATCGAACTCGAAGTGTGTTGGAATGGTAGAGTTTGTCAAACCTTCCTGATCGACTGCTACGCCCATTCTAACTGCGGGTGTATCAATCTCAATGGAAGTCTCCACTACGCATCCACCAGCGCCATTACCGACGCCTCTGACAACAACTGATGGTGCTTCGGTATATCCGAAACCAGTTAGAGAGATCTCGGTGTTATAAACCTTACCACCAGATACACCTACTCTTGCTGTTGCGACTGAACCGCCTGGGAGTTGTGGACTCTCGATGGTTAGAATTGCACTTTCGTAGTTATCACCAGGATTCAATACACGAATAGAAGAAAGTTTTCCACTATCCTTTGCGATGGTTAGTACAGATGTCTTACCCTCGGTAGCATTTGCCAATACAACAGATGGGATGATTAGAGTCTCGTTCTGACTGAATGAGCGACCATTATGGTTATCCAAGACCATCGTGTAAACTTGCTCATTAGTAAGCAAGTATTTTCCTGAGGAAGATGGGACTAACTCAACACCATTCTTATCAATAACCTTAGCAAGAGGACCACTAGCAGCAGAAGTTGCACCAGTAATACTCTCACCCTGAGTAACAAATACGTTTCCGTTGGTGAAGAACTTCAGGAATGTGAATGGTGAGAGAACTCTCTCAGTTCCAGGAATAATATTCTTGCCAGGTTTGTCGGAATCAACATTAGTAAGGTATACTTTTACTGGAATAGTAGAACTCTTCTTGCTGAAGAATAGATCCATACCAGTTGTAAATAGTCCACCATCATAGTTCTCAATCTTAAACGTTTGAGCAAGTGGATTAGGTCTTACTGGATTATCAGTATTGCTATCTACAAACTGTACACCCTCATTTGCTTTGAAGAAAGATGGTTTTGTAGAGATGATGCTGACAGGATTCTCTGGTAGAATACCAGTTGCATAATACTTAACTTCGGCGTAAGTATCTACTGTTGTCTTATCTGCATCAGTTGCACTCGAAGTAAATCTAAAGGTCTTGATACCTGTAGAAATTCTTACTTCTTCTGCAGCAATATCATAATCAACGGTATCTACATCTCCACCCCAAGTTGCATTTTCTCTAGGAGGAGCACCTGCAGGTAGAAGAATGATACCACTAGCGTTGCCATCACTATCAGTAGTGATTTTACCGTTGAATGCAGATGGAGAACTTCCAGCGATACCAGTGAATCGTAGATCGGGGTTGACCCATCTGCTGATGTTTCTACCTTCTAGGAATACTGAAATCTCAGTATTTGGTTTTAGTCTTCTTACAACGAACTTGATTGGTACACTTCTAGCAAAGAACTGCAGTGCTGTCGATACATTATTACCTCTGGTAATCTTGCTCTGTACGCCCTTGCCAACTTCATTGTTTTGTGGACTAATATTTGAGGTGCTACCTACAGAAGCAGCACTTACAGTTGCAACTGCATCTTGACTGTTAACACCACCAAGGGAATTGATTGCAGTAAACGATGAAGAAGAACCAACCCAGTTAATTACAAACGAGTTGTGTAGACTGGAAAGACTCTCTTTGACATCCTCTTTAGCAAGGAAGATCTTATAGATGTCTGTGTTAGTATCTACAACTAGTGGTTCTTGTGAGTCATCATACCACTGATCAATACTTGGTGATACTTCAGCATCTCCAACATACTGGAGAACAACGAATGGATTTGGATTTAGAGTCTTGGATGCGAAGTCATTACCAAGTAAAGATAGACTTGAATATGGTAGTGTGATGACATCACCAGACTTCTTATATCCAGATACGATTCTTTGATCTTCTCTAGTGTTGACTTCTTTTAAGATAAAGGAGTCTTCTTTTGACTGAGGACGCAATACTGATTGCTGTGAATCAATAGAACATTGATAATCCAACGCAGAGAGATTGCCACTTCTATGTGCTTCAAAGTTATCTACAATGAAACCACTCTTAAATCTGTCTAGACCAATCTCATCCTTGACTTGCATGTTTAGAGCTTGCTGCTCTAGAATGCTGAGTGTAGTATAATACTCAAGACGCTCAATACGCTTCTCTAGTTTACCAATATCACGCATCGTGTAGCGACGATTGTCAACAGGAGTAATTCTTACATCCTTACTAGACTGAGTAAATGCAGGGATGTGTACATAGAACAGAGGTACAGCATCATCAATTGGATCTGGTTTAGATGGGTTCAGTGAAGAATTGCCTTCCTTGACAACGAACTCACCTTTTTTATTGAGGAATACACCATCAATTCTATCAAGATACTGAATCTGACTAAACGATACTGTATATTCTAGGTTGGTATCAGGTGCAGGAGTAGATGCTACAACAGCACCAGCACCAGAGAATGCTCCAACATTATATGACAATGATGATGTATCTTGGAAACCAGCAATGACAGCAGTGCTGTCCACTTTTGGTCTGAAGTCAATAACGTTTCTCAGACTTACATTGCCATGAACAGATGAGTTGAAGGAAGGAATTTCATCTTCTGGTACACCTGCTTCATGTAGATAACTATCAATTGTACAGAAATCACCTTGAGACTGTTCAAAGTAATCAAACGCAATTAAGAGTTGACCAGTAGTCTGCTCAAATCCTGGTTTTAGAACAATTCTAGCAACGTCATAGATTGTATCTCTTTGACCATTATCAAATGTGAATCTGTCAGTTACATCATTACCAGAGATGAGATTTCCTGAAGTGTCAACTTGTGGTGGTTGAGTTGCAGAACCCTCATAGACATATCTCAGTCTGTATGCATCAGAGTATGATAGAATTTCTACAATATCTGTATCGTAATCAGTTCCTCTGAATGGGATAACTCTATCACCAGCAGAAGAAACAACAATTCTCTTATTCTCGACTGAAGTCTTCAGTCTTGGTTTTGCATTTTCAACTTCGATAGTTGCAGTTAGTTTTAGTTTGGGGAAGTTGCCATTAGATGCAATGCTTCCAAAATAAGATGATGGTAGATTTAGACTAATACTACCAGAAGTTAAACCACTTGCAGTATCAGTAGAAGATGTAATTTCTACACTATCTTTATCAACATAGATGATATCTCCATCTTCAATGTTAGTTGCATCTCCTTTATCCAACACTGTGATGATAAAGTTTTGCTCACTGTAGGAAACAAATCTCTGAGTACCAAATTCTAGTTGTGCAGCAAAGGTAATAGTACCGCCGCCAGTAGATGCAGTAGTCAGGAAGTCTCTACGTAGATAGTATTTGATCTTCGTATCTTCAGAATTAGCAGCAATCTTTTTAATCTGATTACTACCTGTTGGGAATACTAGAGATCCTTGGTTGGAATTTTGTACTCTTGGACGTAAACGAACAATGCTGGTATTAACAACATCTCCAGGTAGTGCAATGTCGAGATATACTCTAGACTTAGCAACACCTTCTTGCTCAGTTGCATACTGTACAGTTGCACGAATTAGATTGTTATCAACGTCTGAGAACTGTACAATGTCTCCTTGCTGTAGTAGAATACTAGCATCTGCATTGAAACTGGTTGATTCAATAAAGTTATATCCCTTAGATCCAAAGAAGGTGAAGTCAGTGACTGACTTGATCTCGGACAGAGAACGATCATCTACTACAACGTCAGCAGTAAATACGTTTGCATTTCCAGAACCATATTCTGCTGCAACAGACTTAACATTTTGTGGGGTGTAAGTTGTTACTGCATTTCTGGTAAGAACTGGTAAAATTACCGAACCTTGAGTTGGTTCTGTGGAACCATCTGGTTGGATGATAGAAACTGCTGGTGGTTGGACATATTCGGTAAGAAGTGCTGTTCTATTGTTGATAGAAACTTTGTAAACTTCACCATTGTTTCTACGTAGAACCTCTACAACAGAAGGATCATAACTGACACCATTAATCATTAGTCTCAAACCATCTGCATATCCAAGACCTCTATTGACAACAATAAAGTGTGAGATAGTATTGTCAGTAGCAATTCTATTGGTATTGCCTGCTTCATCTCTAAGAGTCTCGCCAGATTGGAATCTACCGAATAGAGTTTTTACGAATAGAGTTGCACCAATTGAATACTTGCCATTAGGTGGTCCTTCGACAACACCATATGCACCACTTTTCAGTCCGAAGATATACTTACCAACTGAGAAACCTGCGCTAGGAGCAGTATCTAATTTGATTTTAGTGAAGAACTGAGGATCAAAGTATGATAGACCAAAGTTTGCATTGTATGCTTCGGTTCCTTCTGCTAGACGACCTCTTGAAAGAACAACATCAGAATCAGAATTGAAACCAGCACCTCTATTTTGTAAGAAGAAGTTATTTGGTTTTGCTCTACCAATAAGTGGAGTGATGCTATCACTATAGTCTACAATATGTCCAAATGGATTTGCATCAACAGCAGCATCATTGCTTGATAAGAATAGTTTTCTTCTTAAGTTTGAATCACCTAAATCACACTCAAGCATTACTAGATCTAGATCATCCTTGTCTCCAACAATTGTCAGTTCCAAGAACTTAACTGTATCTGAAGGATTGATCAGTGGTTTGTTAACACTGGCAAATGCAATAGATTGGATCGATCCAGTAGAAATTGGACTTCCACCATCATTCCTAGACTTAATAAAGTGTAGAGTGCCAATGGTGCTTTCAAAAGTTCCATCAGTGATAGATCCAATTGGATTAGTAGCACTAGTTACTTCAATAGTAATAGTCTTAATTGCCTGATTGGCATTAAAGAGTTTACCTCTTCTGTTGAGTGTCTGTCTCTTATCAGTAGACGCTTCTGTATTGTTCAAACCTACAGAACCATCATTGAATGATGTGTATAGGTTGACATATGGATATGCAGTAAGATCTCCACCCTCTTTGTTTAGTGGAACACTGCCATATACATTGTTAACGGAGAATGTTGGTAGTCCTTTTGATTTGAGTAGAACATTATCGCTAGAGAGACTTTCTCTTGCTTTGTTTACTTCTAGATATTTTGTCTCTTTATTGACAATTTCATATCCTCTGATGTATGCCTTTCCAGGACCAATGCTAGTGAGCATCTTTCTAGAAGCTTCGGTCTCTGTATAACCATTGTATAGGTTAAACTCATCTGGTGCATAGAGACCACCATTATTATTTCTTTGTGCAAATTCTCTAATATCTACAGAGAAATTTTCAACAACGTAGTCTCCACTCTCATCAAAAGTTCTACGTGCTAGAGTTTGCTCTAGGAGATTGTAGTTAGTTGGACTGACTTTCTTTTGTACAGATCCTTTATATACAGTAATTAACTGAATAAAGTTTTTATCAGTTGACTCTCCAAGGTTATACCTTACCAAATCAAGGGAAATCTTGAGTCTATGTGCTCCAGGTGCGGTATAATTGGAAGATCCAATAGAGTTATCGTATAGACTATCGTCTTGCTCAGGTGATACGATCTCTTCTGTAATCTTAAATCCTACTTTTGCAGAAGGGATATTGTAATAATCATTAATGACAAGTAGTTGAGTCTGATTACGTACAAAATATCCATTGACAAAGTAGATGCCTTCTTCTACCTTAACAGCAGAAGCATATCCCATAGCGGGACTATTGACAGATGTAGTCTCTTGTGTATCTGGATTTGTTACTGTAATGCTAGTTGGTAAGACACTACCATCTGTTCCTACGACAAGAAGAGGAGTATTGACACCATCAACAACTTCTAGAGTCTCACCTTGGCGGAAGGTGCTAGAAGTATTTGAATCGCCACTATTCAAATAGTTGACATATAAAGTGTCAGCAGAAGTTTCAGTTGCTAGTTTAATTGCAAGTACCGTTGCAACAACACCAGAACTTAGTCCTCGTAATTGAAGACCATCTAACTGACTGATGTCATACTTCTTGTAAACAACTGTGTTGCCTTCATTTACAGCAACCTCAGATACAGATGATAACTTAACATAATCGAGTTTGGTATTTAAACCAACTTCACCAGGAACTACTAAGTCGCCTTGCTTGAAAGCATACTTACCAAAAGATTCAATCTGATTCTGTAGAATAGACTGAAGTTGTGTTAGTTCCCTGCTCTGAATAGAATACCCAGGACGAAATAGAATCTTATAAAAATTTCTATTTGCGTCGAAGTCCTCATAATAAGGATTTACATTAAGGTTAGTCTTCTGTGGCATGGTACTCCGCCAAATACTAGCATCTTGTCTCTAGTATTTAGTACAGATAAAAAAAATCCCCCCATCGCTGGAGGGATTGATTATTGTTTGTTTTAATCAGAACTCGATGACTAGTTTGATGTCTTCAATCTGGTCAGGAGCACGAGTGATTAGACGACGGTTCTCTAGGTAGATAACATCACCAGAGTTGTTTTCGATCTCTGGATTTGCAAGACCGCCTGCACCAGGGTTGTTTGGATCTAGACCAGTTGCGAAGGTGGAACCAAGGAGAGCGCCTGTATATCCAGTGGCGACATTACCTGCTGCAGCAGATAAACCACCAGAGATAGCGTTAGCACCGCTTGCCTCAAATGCTCTTACAACACCCTGATCGACGTGAGAATCAACAGTCTGGATGTACTTGAGAACACCATCAGTGGTTGAACCGCTGTCGAGAGTCCAGGAAACGACAGTACCGTATGCAGTACCACCAGTTACAGTCTGGGTGATAGTCTCGTCGGGGATGTAATCAGCAGTTGCGCCAGTGATCTTGACTGCCTTCAAACCAGAGAGGGTGTCTGCGGTTGAGAAGGTAGTAGTTCCGTAGTTGTATGGATCCTTGATGATACCGATACGACGGAAGTCGTTATCAACAGGGAAGTCTCCAGAACCTTCAGAGTAGGTTAGGCGAATGTTGGTCATTACGCGCTTACCGTTCAGTTCTAGTTCGTGATCAGAACCATGACCACCCTGAGGAGGTAGAACAACTTCCAAAGCACCAACTGCGTTAGCAGGAGTTGCAACACCAGTGGTTAGACCAGCGTCAGAGAAGAGGCTGCCATTGCTTAGAAGTACGCTAGCATAGGTATAACCTGATCCACGAGCTTCAATCTCAGCAGATGTGATTGTACCAGAACCATCAGTCTCAAACTTAACCTTACCGCCTGTGCCGTCTCCAACGACAGCAGCGTAAAGAGTCTGTGATGCGGGGAGGTTTAGACCACCGTCTTCGACGAGAACAACATCAACAGCACCAGCAACTGCCAATGCTGCTACGTTAACACGAGAGTTGTTAGAAGGAAGAACGATAGGCATGAAGTCAGAAGATAGGAATCTTAGGACATCATCGGTTGGGGTGGTATACATGTACTTCCAGATGTATCCAGCACCAGAGGTCTCAGTGTAGAGACCAGTAGCAGCATCATAGTTGCCGCCAGAAGTCTTGGGTTCTTCAGTAGCATTCTGACCAGAAAGGTTTCCAGGACCCTCACCGTTGTAGAGGCACTTGAATACTTCGTAATCAGAGTTCATTACGTAGAACTTAGCGTCTGCAATTGAGGTTTGACCAGTTGCAGTTGTCTTACCAACTTGACCACCGCCACCAGGAGTGTCAGAGTAGTCAGGTTTCCACATGTCGAACTTGGGATTAGCAACTACGTCCCAGTTGTAGCGACGGATAACAGTTCTTGCGAAAGCATCGGTAATACGCTTAGCAGCGATGATCTCGTCATAGATATTGACTTTTTCTCTCTGGTTATCGAGGGGAAGGGGTGGAATCTCCTCGGTTGCATAACGATAAACGCCAGACTTAGCAGTAGCACTTGTAGTTGTCGAACCGCCATCAGCAGTCTCTAGAAGATCGCTGCCTACAGGAGGTACAGAGTTAGTTCCGTTGCTGCCAAAAACGTCGGTCAGAAGAAGGGCACTATCATAAACTTCAGCAACAGTGGCACGGAAAGCGGTGGAACCATATGTTCCAACAAACACTTCGTTTCCAACTGTAAAATTGGTTGATCCCTTGGAGTATACTTCCAAGTATGCTCTCCAGGGTTGGGGTCGCCCAACAAAGAAGTACATTCTAGATCTCTCTGCACTAGTGTCAGAAGGACCTTCTGTTAAGGATTCGAGGAACTGTTTCGCGTTAAAAATACGAAACTTATCAGAGATAATAGCAGCCATGGGTTTCTTTGTCCGACGTTGTGTTTGTGCCTGAGTTATTTATATTTATACGGATATTTAGGAAATTGTAAACGGTTGAACTTCCGTTCCACTTACTGGTAAATTAGTTCCGCGTAGTTGGGTAATTCCGATAAATGTATTGGATGTCTTCGATGTATATTGTACAACGTTGAGTTGACCCAATCTATCGTAAATTAGGTATCCACTATCTTCAAAGTAAGATGTGTCATTTACACTTACAGTACCACTAGAAACTCCAGATGTACACTGGGTTATTGGGTTCTGGATAGATGGGTTGCCTAGATTGAATTTAATTCCAGACTTACTATAACTGGAATTCTTTCTCTCTTCAAAGTCGCCAACTGTCAGTGATGCGAAATATGCGGACATCATCTCAATAGTTGGAGCAGATACTTTGGCACTTCCATCACTAAATGCGGAATACCAGTTTCCTAGAGTAGGACCAACATTTGTTGTTGTATATTGACCAATATACTCTGATGATACACCAGATACCGAGTTGGTAATAAAGACTGTTTGACCAGACCTAGTTGTAACACCATAATCATTCAGAAGATCAACAAAACCATTTATTCTAGTCTCAACAGGATCAGTGATAAAGATACTCTCTTGATATCCATCAACTACTCCGCCTGGGGGTGGAATAAGAAGAATTTCCAGAGCGCCCTTGTAAACATTGATCTCAGTAGGCAGAATCTGAACTTGTGCAGCAACCGTAGTCTCTTGGTATGACAGGGATGTTGGAGTTACAGCACTCAGTGGTTGCTCAAGTTTATATCTAACTTGAGTGGTGATAGAGAAGGAACTTTCAACAGCAATACCAATTTGCAGTTCAGCTTGGATTACTTTATGAACCTTCTGAACTGTGTTAACTGGCGCGATAACTTGCTGTTGCTTGTAGGACTCACTACCGCCAATCTCTGGTCCGCCTTTGAGAGTAACAATCTGAGATTCAGACTCAACAACACTAATACCACCGTATGCGATAGATACTGGATCTGGAATCTGTCTGAGATATGTTCCTGCTGCCCATGTTCCCTCAGTAGTGCCATCCTGCGCTCTCTGGACCATCATGAAACGATCACCCAGTTTACGCATGTAGCGTACAATCTCTTTACCGATTAGTAGATAACCATTTGTCTTAAACTTGCTAGTATCTGCAACGTATACTACAGTATCACCAGGATCAAGTTGAACATCCAAGAAGGATGCAACCTCATAGTAGTTGATATTGGAGAGTGCAGTATTGTTGATTACATTAGCAACAGAAGAAGTAATCTCTCTAGTAGCAGTAGCAGTGAGAGTAGATTCAGATTCAATATTAACAATATATGGAGTTGCAATAGAAATATTGATCTGAGTCGCTTCGTGTTCGATTGTGCTCAGATTAGAGTCATCGAACAGGAAGTCATCCATCTTCAGAAGAGGTCTGACTAGACCAGCAGATAGATCCTCACTACATTCTTCAACCAGTTGCATCTCAGCAGTGATTACTCTGTCTGAGTCAATTGGACTATTGAATAGAATAGAAGTAAATGTGTTGACACCAGATACCTGATTACCAAGGATCGCAATCGTTGAGAATCCAGACATCGTAAGGATTGCTTCCTTATTGATGCCAACATTGATGAGAGATACACCAATGTCAGTCTCTTCAATAACTTCGTATCTACGTGCTACAACTACTTGAGGTGCCTCGGTATATCCAGAACCACCATTGACAAGTTCAACACTGATGACTTGTCCTTTACTTACAATAACTTTAGCAGATGCACCACCACCATTGCCATCTTTGGGTACAAAGTTGATTACAGGTGGTGTATAATATTGATATGCTGTTGGTTGTGTAATAGGATCATAACTACGCTGGTTCCATACAAGGTTTACAACAGATCCATTTTCAATCTCAGCAACAATACTGAGACCTTCACCTCTGCTAATACCATTGTATGAAGCAATTTCAACAAATCCAAAGTAAGAATTCGATACATCTTCTTGAATTCTTTGCTCTTTACTTGTTAGTGTAGAAGGAAGTTTCTGGATTCTTCTGAAAGTATCCTGACCCTCTACTCTAATTTGAGTGCTATTAGATAGACTGATGAATGGATTTCTGTAAGTATTCCTTAGATACGTACCTCTCCAAATTTGATCGGTGCCTCTTAAAGTAATTCTACCATTCTCATCTCTCTCATATGTAAGAGATGACTGAGACTGGTCAATCTCAAACTTTTGATTGATATTGTATCTTCCTTTGATGCAAACATGTACATCTAAATCTTCAATGACTGCCTGAGCACCAAAGATTTTAGCAGAAAATACGTTGCCATTGATAGAATAATCAGTAATCTCACCTAGTGCATTGGTAGTTCCGTCTGCTCGGAACTGCACCAATTGCATGACTCCACCTCTGTAGATACCAGACCACTGACCTGCGATGAATTCATTAATACCAGAGGTTGTGTAGATATCGATATTTGCTTGTGCAAAATACTGATCAGCGTTATAATCATAGATGTTTAGAATCTGACCAACATCTCTACCATAGAGATATCTCATGTCAACCTTCATTTGTTCCGTAACTGGGAACTCGAAGAAGATGTTAGGTCCAGAAACATTATAACTCTCACCCTGTACTTGTAGAACACCATCTACAAATACTAATAAGTAATCTGGTTCGTCAACACTTTGTACAGTGCGGTCTTCTAGATCGAGAATTAGGAATGGACCAGATCTTACATTATTGACAAGGTTTTTATCAATTGTAAGTCTCTTGTAATTACCAATGCCAACACCAGCAACTTTTTCTACAGCAGTTGGTTCTCCTAGAGTCTTAGCACCAGCATCTTGATCCCAGATAGGAGCAACATCAAATACTAGTCTGTTTGGAGAGACAGTTCTATCAATATAGTATGCATCTTCACCAGGATAAGAAGCATTGAACTTGGTTGCTTGTAATACAGCATTAATAGTGATTAGTAGGTTTTCATCCTTTTCTGTAATTACAGGATCGCCATTACTCCAATATAGTTCAAACTCCTTGTTCTCCCCATCAATGAAGTCGGGAACAGCGAGTTCTACATTGATATCATTGAAAATATCATCAACTGTATCATATAATGTATCAACGGATGATATTACATCGTTGCATTCTTGAGAAGGAATTAGTGGATCAGCAATGATATTGTAATTTGAATATGTCAAGACTTCTGTCCAATTTCCACGCTTGTTCTGATTCTGTGGTGTTGGGTCAACAGGACCAGTGTATGAAGTATTATCTTCATAATATACAGATCCTTGGACGATCTGTTGCATTGTGTATAAAGCGGATTCAACTTCGACACAATATGGGAACTGAGTATCAGCAGCTACCGAATTGTCAATAAATGGTTGACGATTTGCACCAGAGAAATCATTTGGAGATGCCTGAAGAGTATTACGCATCGCAGAAACCATATGCTTGGTTGATTCATACAATGCCATTGCATGGAACTCTTCGTGGAATCTTAGGAAAGGTTTTCCGAGAACCACTGCATCTGGTGCTGGTAAACCTACAGTTAAAGATTCCTGTGGTGGATATGAAAGATTTACCCTCTCCCAGAAAGATACGATCCTCTCATTACCACCATATCTGAGATGATACACAACAGACTCGATATAGTCTTTTAAGTTATACCAATGGTTTTCGGGGTACATGATATACTCATAATATTGATTTGGCATCAAAGCCATTGCATCTTCAAGTGCTCTCTCAGCAATCAATTCTAAGTTGCCTTCAATTAGATTTGATGCATCATAGAATGTGCCAGTAGTGATAGCACTTAGATAGAATGTTGCACTCTCAATACCAGAGAATGAGATGGGAACAGATGCAGTATCTCCTAGACCGACTTGGAATTCATCTCCTGGCAGAACAGCAGCGACACTAGTTGGGAAGACAACACTCTGACCATTAGTGGTGCCACTGATATTTGTCTGCTGAATAGATGCACCACCTGCACCACCAGAGTTTGCATCAGCAAAATTATCAACTGTAATCTGTGTCAGACTATCAATAGAGACAATCTTTGTTCCCAATGGGAATGCTCTACCAGAACTGACATGCATTCCAATTGCCAAGTCCTTTGTGCTGGTAACTGTGATTCTGTTGTCTCCCTGTAGGTAAGAAACACTCTCGTCTGTTATATCCCAATTTCTAATAGCGAGTCTTGCTAGTCTAGTAGCATAATGATAAATGTCTAGAGACTCAGCACTGTTCTTCTTGATATAATCAGTATTGGAGAAAATTGTAGCATAATCGACAACTTTTGCGTTTCCACCAAATCTTAAATCGTGAATGTAAGAATCAAGTAGATATCCTACATCAGCAGTGTAATCATCTAGTTTTGTACTCCAGTCAATTACTGCATACTTGTCTCTGCCATATCCAAGTGCTTCTTGAATAATGAATGTTTTGTTTCTTTCAATTTGATTAGCAGCATCAATCCATCTTCCATTACGTTGGAAAATGTTTCTGATCTTTCTGATGTATCTTGGGTTAAACTGAGACTTGTTAAAGTTAAAGTTTCTGCCATAGAATTTGACACCTTTATATGCGGTGACAGCGCCAGAGTTCTGACCAGTTAGTTTTACATTATCACCAAGTGGTGGTTGTGCAAACGTAATTTGGTTAGAGTTAACAGTATATGCAACTTCTGGTTCTTGTAAAACACCATCTAGTGTGATGATTAGATTCTCTGCACTAACTGGGAAGAATGGATTGCCCAAATCATCAGATAGAGCAAATGTTCTTGTTCCTTGCAATCTACCGTCAGTATCATAATATCCATCAAAGGCAGCATTTAAAGTAAAGTCAAATGCACGAGTTTCATTGAAGTTAAACTCTGATGTAGCAGCAGAACCTTGTCCTTTACGAATTCTAGTGTTCTGAACTTTTTGAATGGACTGAGTAACAACTCTCTGCTTGATATCACTAGTGATCTTATTCTTCTCTGGATTCCAAAGTTGAATCGATGTAAAATGACTTGCCTTATTACCAAGACCTGATGGCATGGATGTAGTTGCAGATCCTTCGATATCAACTTGTCCAAACAGTTTGAAACCAGCAGGGTGTGTGGTAGACTTGATAAGGTCTCTCCACTGCTCAATTGATGTCTTAGACTTGATAACGTATGAATAGTCTTGATAGAAATCGCTATCAGTGAGTTTCTGATTTGCTACACCTAGTTTGCCCTTATCTGAAGTGTAGTATCCTAGATTGTCATAGAAACTTGTAATCTTCTCAGAGAAGGTAGAAACAAATACAGATTTTACAGTAGCAGTAGATAGGGATGCTCTACCTGTGATGCTTACGTTCTCTCTGATAATACCAGAGATATCTTCTACTCTGAGAATATTAGAACCAATTCTCCATTCAGAAACATATCCTCTGAAAACAACAGCACCATTAATTCTCTGTTCTACAACTTCACCTTTTTGGAAGTCGCCAGTAATACCACGTAGTGCAACTGCATACTTCGATGTGATGGTTGATGATACAGTTTTGTCTAGATGGAAAGCACCACCATTCCTGATGATGTTAACACTTCTTGGAACACCAATCTCACTACTCTCAGCAAACAGATCTGTATCACCTTCAATGATTCTGATTGTTGGAGTATAAGTGTAATTCTTGCCAGGGTTCTCTACAGTGATAGAGAACAGTTGACCGTTTCTAGAAATTGTTTTGAATCTTGCTTCTGTTCCATCGCCATCAGTGATGATTGCAATTGGGTTGACATAATTGGAACCCTTATTGGTAATATCGACACCAACAATCGTATTTGTTTGTGAATCAAACCTGACAGTAGCAGCACCTCTATAGTCTAGAGATGGATCTACACCAGTGATAATTGGTAGCTTTTTATAGTTCTGACCAAAGTTAATAATATTGATATTATTAATTTCACCGATGGCAAACTGCCCGTTCGTTGTATATGAAATTTGACCAGATCCGTCCCACAATGGAGTGGATGGAACGTCATATACAAACCTAGTAGGAGTTACGTAATTAACCCTCTTTTCACCCTGTAAAGGATCTTGAATAATGTTCAGTTGTGCGTTGCCTGATGCAACATTGCCATTTTTATCAAAGTAATAGAAACTAGAGAAGTTTGTTCCTGTCTTTACACTATAATCATTATCTGCTAATCTAGATCCAAATCCAAATTTGAGGTCAACAAAAGATCCAGTAATTCCTGGCGTGATGGTAGAAACAATTTGCTCTAGAGTTAGCAGGTTAAAATTGCTGCTTGGACTTACGCTAAACTGAACACCAGTCATTGAAGAGTGAGAGGTGTCGAAGACATACCTATAGAATTCTTGAATATCTAAGTCAGGATTGTCTGTAAAGTTTACATTGTCAGGAGAGATTTCAAATCTGAATGTTGGAACTCCAACAGAACTTACTTTTACAAGTCTACCTGGGGTGCTGCTATCAAAGAATGTTGTGCTGATAGTAAGACTCTCTGCACTTACTTTATCAATTCCATATTCAAAGATAACAGTTGCTGTTTGAGTCTCTAGATCATATGACTTGATATAACCAGTACCAGCATTTTCTGTAATAGCAAAATTTTCTGCAAAGTTATATCTTGGTTTATAAAGTTCAATCGAAGCACCATCATAATGGTTAACTGCTTCTGTTCCTGCTCTACCTCTGAGGATGTTGAGGACATCTCCAGTGATCGAAGAAATTTCAACAATTTCGCTACCAACTTGTAGTAAATCGCCAGATGCATATCCATCGACACTATCAACTCTCATCTCTGATGATTGTGATCCAACACCAGCATGATCAACATAGACGGAAAGACGAGAGGTTGATAACGATGCTCCAGATCTTGCTAGTTCATCATCGTCTACCTTGAGGAAGTCTCCTCTCTTATAGTTCTTACCACCAGTTTCTAATTGGATGTCATTTACAATGCCTGCTGCAGATACAGTGATGACTGCTGTTGCTCCAGTTCCAGATCCACCCTTCAGTGGAACATCTGTGTAAACACCTTCAGTGTAATCAGCACCACCATTCATAATGGTGAATCTACCAACACCACTGTAATTGATGGTTGTTTCGTTTGAGAAAGATTGGAATACTACGTCTTGATATAGTCTCTTCCTTACGTAGTAAGTTTGTGTCTTCGTAGAGTCGTCTGGATTGATATCAACATTAACAGTATCACCAACGCCAAGACCGTGTGGAGTTGCGGTCTCTACTAGAGCAACACTCTGATTTACTTCAAATGGTTCTAAGTTATCACTAAGAGATGTAATAACAGTAATCTTTGTTCCAGAGGTATTGAATAGATTGTCTGACTGGAGGAAGTAATCATCATCTAGAATCCAAGTTCCAGACAATACTTTGATCTGTACTGTATTCTGTCTGCTAGTTCCTTCCAGAACCTCACCTGTAGCAATTGGTGGGTTAACACCATCTGTTAGACTTAAGATAGCACCCTTTGTATATGAACTATCTTGATCTAGAACAAAAATGAATGTTTTGGTTGCTGCAGAGAATGTGCCTGTGTTGTCAAATGTTCCAACAACATCTTTCAATACAATAGTATTGTCATTCTGCACAGTTCCAACGATTGTTCCTCGTGCAGTAGATGATGGTTGTGTTAGAACATCATCTTGGAAAAGATATGCATTTTGAATGGTAGTGAGTTTTACTACCTTATTCTCTTTTGATTCTAAGTAATTAACTTGCTTGCCTTTGACTGAAGAAACAATTGCTTCTGCATCTTCACCCTCAGTGTTTAGATTGTCAAAGAAGACCTGTGAGTTTACAGAGAAGTTATTTGAAGATCTTTCTACAAATACACCCTCAACTCCACCAGAATTTACATCAGCAATCTTAGCAATTAGTCCGCCACCATTACCAGGCATACCAGGAGTATACAGTCTCTTAGCATTCTTGGGAATATCATTCTGATTGATTGGAGAATTGTAATTACTATCCACTGGTAGTGAATAGAAGTTGTCTCCTACGACATATGGAAATTGCGGTACTTGATTGCTATCAATAGTAATGAAATAAGCATAAGTTCCTTTTGGAAAGTCGGGGGTAATGCAAAATCGTCCGTTATTCTCATCGAGTGAACCGCTCCTGTGGTTGTATTGGTAATCATCGATAAAAGAACCTATAGGATACTGAAGAACATCAGGTCCAGCAGTACGTGAACCCTTAATTGAATAACTAGATGTCATCCTTACAATAGGTGTAGATGCATCTAATGGATTCTCATGTCCAAAAGGTCCGTAGATAGGATTGCCATCATAAGCAAATCCTAAGATTGGGGAGTGAGTCTTACTAGCAGGTTCAGTTCCTGCTAAGTTAAGATTGTCTCCTAATTGAACACGTAGAGATTTTGGATTAGCAACTTGACCGTATCCAAAGTTCTGAACGTAGTCATAGTTTTCAAAGACATAACCAAATTCTGTATCCAACTCACCTGTTAGTGATACAAATCTGTTCTTTACCCATTCCTTGAGAACTGGAGTTGCGGTAGCGTCTTCGCCAACTGCCAAGATGTCAACAACTACAGAACCAGGGGTATAGAAATTACCTTCACTGATTTTTTCAAACCCAGTGATAGCACCAGCAGTATTGATGATGGCATTGTAATCAGCAAATCTTCCTTTGCCAGAAAGATCTCTAATTCTTACAATTGGAGGAGATGAATAAAACTCACCAGGATCATCAATGACAAGACTTGTAAGTTTACCACCAGTTACAACAGCACTGACCTTTGCATTACGACCAGAGAGGATTTCTACTCTAGGAACGTCAGTAAAGATTGCTCCTGTGTTAACTTCGATTCTATCAATGACCTGACCATTCAAATATGCTCTTGCTTGGTTTGGAACACCATTGATAAGAACAAATGGTGGTCTTGCATAGTTTCTACCTCTAGCACTAACCTTGATCTCTTGTAGTATGCCATACTTGAGACTATCTCTGTCCTTATAACCAAAGACAGGAACACCATTTAATAGAATACCAACGTCTCTGTTGGAAGTCTTGTAAATCTCTGTAGTATCAGTTGACTGCTTTCTGATAATTCTCAGATGCTTTTGATCCTGCAGTGTCTGCTCAGGATTCGATCCATCAAAAATATTATATGATGGGAAACTAGAACTTGTGATATAATAGTATTCATCATCTCCGTAGATAGATGAAACGTTTGTTGGAACATCACTGAGTCCTGCTGCAATAGTAGGAACAGTGGTAGAAGATACAGGTTCTAGATCACCAATGATCCATCTTGGTTGATTAGTGCCAGTTTGCACAATCTTAGGATCAGAAGTCTCAAATCCAGGATTTGAAACCTCAATGGTATCACCACTAGAAGCAAATGCTTGTGCATCTGTAGCATCTAAATTGTAGACTACACCTAGTGTTAGTAGTTCTACATTGCCACCTTTGATAGTGATTGGTTTGTATACAGAATCACCTGCGGTGTGGTTTGCTGCAACACCTCTCTTTAGAATGTTGAACTGAACTACATTCTTATCGTCAAACTCAATAGTTTCTTCGTTGATAAGAATCTTGCCATAAGTTTCCCAACCAACAGTAGAAAAGACGTTGATCTTGTCTCCAGCACTTGCACCAGCAGAGAGATTCTGCTCTAGTCTGGTTTTCGTGGAAACTCCAAAGGATCCATTGACAGTCTCTGGAGCAAGTACAATGTTCCAGATCTTTTCACCATCAATAGTGCCATCTGCATAAACATTGTCTACAGTAGCAGATGCATAACCTGCTTCTTCATCATTCTGAACGACAGGAAGTCCAATTAGATTTGTTGGGTCGCCAGAGATAACTTTGACTTTCAATGCATAGACATTGACCCAATCTGCTTCAGATGATTTGTATGTAAAATCTCTTGGTTTGTATACATCAGGTTTGTTCTCAGTATCCTTAGCAATAATGGTGTTGAAAACAAACTTGATCGAACTAGAAGTTCCCTTTGACTTGTAGAACTTAGAAATGTTCTTGATTAGTGTTCTCTTGTCAACCTCTCCCTTCAGATACTTCTCTGGAAAAGATCCAAGATATTGATTTTCAAAGTTTTTGACAAATGCATACAGGAATAGATTGCTGACGTTATAAACGTCTCTGTTTGCATTGTGTACAGCAGCTTCAGTGCTGACAAAGTTGGTGGTCTCATACAGATCACCTAGTGTAGTGTTGCCACTAACACCTCTAACACACTCTAGAAGTTGTGTATCAGTTCTGTTTCTATAAAAGATAATCTCGTTATCAATTCTTACATAACCATCTTTCTCTGGGAAAGACGTTGCATCTAGCAATGTAATAGTAGTATCAGCAGAAGATACTGTTACTGCTAACGTATCTTTTTGCTTTAGTAGATTCTTCTCATAATAATCGATATCAGCATACTTTTGAATGTTATTGATAACATCCAAAGGACCGCCCTGTACCTCCTGAGATTCATAATACTTCTGTAAGAACTTTCCAAAAAGTTCATACTCGGTAGAAATAAATTCAGGAAGTTGCGACTCAATAAGAGTTGAGATTCTCTTCGTCTTTACGGTCATTTAACTACTACTCTTTGTATGCAACGAAACTGGAATTTGCCACATCAACATCAAGATAAACCTCACGGAGTGCCCTGATATCGTTAGATAGTGGTCTGACTCTAACAGAAATACGATTGTCGAAAGTTGTTCCTTTAATGATGGTCAGGTTGTACATTTTAAGTTCACCTTTTGCATAATCAATTTCGCCAACTTCGCTGTCGAGAACGACTTTTTCACCAGATAGAGCGTCTAGTCTATATAGGACAATTTTGCCATCCCTGTCTTCAATATACACATCGAAATTGGGGTACTCAGTCACTCTAAACTTAGTGCTGGACAAGACTGGACCATCGCAATCTTTAGCAAATGGGTTCTGGAAACAGATCTCATAATAGAAGGAAGAATTCAACTGTGGGAAGAAGTCTTTTCTCATAAAGACCTCTGTTAAGTTTGAACTAATTGCACGATCAGAATCGTCAATAATACCGACTACTTTACTGTATCTAAATGTGCCATTGAACTTCTCCATACCAGAAGAATCAATGAATGCTTGTAAATTACCAATAACCTTGTCTCTTACTTGAGCAGGTGTCATATCAGTAATAGATCCATCATAATAGATCTTGCTGCTGATCTCAATATACAGAATTGATGGATCAATTAGTTGTGGTTCTACAGAAGCAACTACATACTTCTTCAATTCCTGAATAATTTGATTCTTGGTGAATGATGTAAGGTAAGATGCATCTCTTGGTTTCAATACAATGAATACCTTGCCATACTGTGGAGGGTCTTGTTCTTCGCCTCCAAAGACCAGAATGTCGCTGGTGGCAGGGTATACCTTACGAACGATTGTACCGTAGTCCTGGGCGGTCACAGCGCGGTCCTGTGCGCCATATGACTTAGGAGCATTGTACTTAATCTTCTCAGTGGTCTCAATGTCCTCACCACCTGATGCTGCTACAGCAGATACAATATCAACTGAAATGTTAGTAGGAGATGCACCATTGATGTTTTCTAGGACACCATTGAATACAAAGGTTCTTACGCCATTTGACTCTGGTCCGTTGGTGACAACATATGACACCTCAACACGAGAACCATTCTCAATCTTCTTACCAAGAACACCATCACCTAGCAGAACTTCATATCTCTCATCTTCAATCTCGTCAAGGAACACAACTTTAGATGTTCCGTCAATATTGAGGATGTTATCTGCTACAAGATATGGTTCGCTAAATGATCCGCCACTTGGGAATACTTTAACCTTGATAGTGTTAGTATCAATCTGTTGGTTGTCTAAAATAAATCTTTGATTCTTCAGAGATGTGTTAACTGTAAAGGTGTTAACAATAACCGATCCCTCTCTGATGGGAACACCACTCCAAGTCGCTACACCATTAGCAACCTGTGCCTTTGCATCTTCTTCTACAACATACTGATAGATGGTGTTATCAAAGTTTGCGATAAAACCAGTTCCCTTCTTCAGTAGGAGTTCGGTATCAGTTGTTGGGTTTGCATATGTGCAAGTAAAGTCAATATACGCTACTGGTGCAGTTGCACTCTTGGGTCTGTACCCTAATTGCTTCGCAATCGCTACTACGTTGTCCCTGAGGGTCGCTGAATCAATGAATAGTTCATTGACTACCAGATTGGTATTGAACGCCGTATAATAGGTATTATAGGCAAGGGTGTCTAGAAGCGTAGATAAGACACTACCCTCAAAATCATAGTCAGTAAAGTCTGATGTCGCTCTGAGGTATTCCTTCAGAGAACTTTTAATGTCATTAAAATCTAGATTAGAAACCTGAGTATAAGGCATTATCGTGTACGCTCTAAGAAGAATTCGGATGCCTCTGGAGTGTCGTCTCTACCTACAATTGTATAGTAGAGCTCTACGATATATCCATTGTTCAGTTCATCAGGAATGACACGTACAGAATCAACAGTGATTCTTGGTTCATACTTGATAAGAACTTCGCTAACTTGCGATCTGATGATACCAGCAGTAGCGTAATCTAGTGGTTCAAATAAAGATTTTTGAATATCACACCCTAGATCTGGTTTGAATGGACGCTCGCCTTTGTTAGTAAGGAGCAAAGCAAAAATCGATTGAACGATAGCTGCTTTGTCCCTTACCGTGACTAGGTCGTCAGTGACAGGATGCGTTTTGAACGTAACACTCAAGTCCTTGAATGTCTCAAAGGCAGGCATTTAGACACAGCAATAGGCTGTTTCTATTTATCACTTGCCACAGAATCCGTCCGCCCACTCCTCTTGGTTGTCAAAGATTTCACCCTCTTTGACATCTCTCATCTTCCTTGCCCTCTTGAGATGACGCTCGCTATCAGTCTCAGTGATCAAGGTCATTCCTGACTCCTTAAACTCTTCACTCTTGTCCACTCTCTTGTCCATTTGTGGTCTCCGTCCGAAGTTTTCGCTCAGCATTAGTTTCCCAAAAATAATTATCAGTGTCTCCAAGGCGTCCCCAGTCGATTCCTGCCTCTACTTGGTATTCTATGGTAGAAACCTTGAAGTCAGGGAACTTGGGGTCCTCAGGGGTTATAGAGAGGTCATACAGTCGCATCCTATTATTGGGATACAATGCAAACTGACCGTTGTTCAATGCAATACAATTATGGGATTTGTGCTCTTGTGGCACTTCACTTACATTATTATCTATTACATCAGGATTTGCATGGTAATTGTCTAATGTAAACAAATACTGACCTCTCATCAATCCATGGTCGCGGGTAAACACCTCACAATCCATCGATTGTACAAATCCTTTACTCATACATGCAACACCATAGTCCATGCAATTCCAGAATTGTAGATTCTCCAAACTCATGTCTGTGACTGGGGTTTGGGGGGATCGTACAAACGCACTAATAGGAAGTTTATCATACATTGCACCATACTCGGGCAAGTACGTCTCAAAGTAGAAAGCACGTCCAGGTATGCTCTTTGCACACACCCAGACGCCCTCAACAAACTCCCCATGACAGTCCTGGTGATCTCGTAAGTATTCTTTACGTACCCATACCTTCTGGGCAGGGAGATTGCAGATTAAGTTCATACGTAATTAAGCTTAATTCTCTTCTCTTGTTTAGGAATCTCAGTCTGATTAATAGGAACAGGTTGCAGAATATCCAAATCAGGATGGGTCATCCTAGCATATGCCAAGTTCCATGAAAGAATCAGTCTAGGTTTTTCACTTTGACTTGGTACAGTGTAGTGATGAATGGATGCAGGAAAGAAAATTACTGATCCACTCTTAATCTCCCTAGGAACATAGATCTGTTGCAGTCCTTGAGTAGACTCATTGAACGGACAGATGAAGTGAGTTGGTTCATGCTCCTCTTCATCAAATTCAACAAACATGACTGCACTGAAACCAGTAGCACCATGGTTATGTGGAAGATGACATTGACCAGGAGTGGCACGTTCAAACCAAAATCGATCAACACTAAAGTTCTCACCAGTGCGATCAACAAAACGTTGAATCTCTGGTGTGATCAGTGGTGCTAACTCATGCCAATAAGATTGTTGTTTATCGTAGTAATCAGAAGGGCAATACTCTCCTGGTTTGGTATCGAACTTTGCTCTAGAAGCAATCTCAACAATCTTTTCTTTTTTGTTCTCCCAATCATCCGCATACAAGTGGAAGATTGGTATTGAGAACATATTCTCAATGTACTCTGCCATTACTTACCTTGCCCACGATAACGCTTCTTTTTGTTGTTGCGTGATGTCGCTGCATACTTGGTGTGCTGTCCCGATCCTTGACGAGTCTTTTTCGGTTTCGACTCGATCATCGTACCGCCACTTAATCCAACTTTGCTTCGTGCCATAACTTATTCAAAATTACTTGTTTATTATATCACAGATTTATCCTGCTGCAAATACAGTCCAAGATGCCTCTGCCATTAATGCCCCTCCAGGCGCTAATGGATCCCCTAGACGGGAAACTAGTCTACCCTCGACGATAACCTTTGCAGAACCTCCTACAAGCACGTCTGGGTGCGTATCCTTACCACAGGTATGAGGTGTGAAGGTATCTCCTACACAATGAACCAATAAACCATCAGCAAATACGGTCTTCGCTGATGTAACACCTACTGAAGGGGCATAGCATTGGTGTCCTGTGGTAATGTCCTTAATTCTTGATACTGGTCTAAGTGTCGCCATCTCCTACCTCAAGTGTAAATTCCCCGTCAATAGTATCTAGGAAACCAATCTGCTTGTCTATGTAGTATGACAGTCGGTTCGCTGCTGGAGTCCAATTGTTCTCTACAATCATACTACCTTGGAATGTTGTAACAAACGGTGGGCATGTATGAGTAACGATTAATGTATAGTAATACCTCATCGTCTTGATAAACGATGGTTTCCACTTAACCCAACTACTGATCTCTGGAATCAATGAATACAAGTAATCACTACCAATCGTTGTAGTATCTACCTCGTCGCTCGGCGTTATTTCCCTGAGGTCCAAAGGTATTCCATTCGCTGGAAAATAATCTACCTCGATCTGATCAATATCTGGAGGTAAGTCGGTGAAACGCAGTACCCTCTTACCTCCTAACAGACTGACATGAGTAAGACGATTGACATCAGGAATCCTCCCAGCATCTAACTCCTCAAAGAAGTCCCCTGTGAACTCGGGACTGTTCGCATAATATGATGCGTAAATATAGTCTGCATCATAGAAGTATTTCTCCCCGTAGTACCCCCTCAGAGGCGCTACAAGGGTCATTGTAGGCGATGGAGGTCCTGCCACACTGCCGTAGGTAATACGAGGTTCCTGCCAGTTCGGCATGAGGAAGTCTGGAATGTTCGGGACGGGTTTGTCAGCAATATCAATCAAGGGATAGACAATCTCGTTACCACTCCCACTGTATCCAGTCGCTCCCTGCCCAGGTACTAGCGTAACACTCGTAATTAAATTCGGAATCTTATCTAATGGACATCCACCGATCGATTGTACAGTAATCGCCATCGCTGGGTTGATATTCTCATACAACACAGGGAACGGTGCCATCCTTAACATATCTTGATACAAGGGCACCTGGGGTAGGGGATTCATAAAGAAATCTCCCACTACTCCAACACCACTCGTAAGTACCTCTTGATTAGGTACAATAGCAACCATATCAGACATTAGACTGCCTTCGCTACCTTCAGTAGATCACCCTTGATCCCCTCGACATTGTTATGCAGGTAATCTAACGTGTCTGAGAGACTTTCGTACTCACTCCCCGAAGGTCTGCGGTACATCAACGTAGGGCGCTCCAGCTGGGTGATCCGTTGGTCCAGGTTCTGCAACCTCTCTGACAGCTTTAGGAGTGCTTGCTCCAGACTCTGCTGCTGCTTGATTAACTCTTCCATCATTTTGATCTCCTCTCATGAATGCCTCAGCGGCGCGTCCCTCAAATGCATCGCAAAACTCCTCAAAGTTATTCACAATATCATCAAAGGTCTTGAAACGGTTTTCACTCATTTTTTTGCTGGGAAAATTTTTTGGTTTTCAAGGTTTTGAAAAAACCATTTTCAAAATTATTTAGCGAGCGTCTGGATACTTTTGTAGGTTAGAGGGACCCTTCGATTTTCGCTTGGCGACCCTAAGTAACAAATAAGGGGGGCAATTAACTGTCCCCCAGGTATACTGTCTGCTCAGTAGTTATTGCAGAGTTCTTCTAACATTTCGTCCATCTCTTCACGGTCGATGTTGCTATCTTCCCACATCAATCCGTCTCCATTTGTCATGCTGTATGCCTGCAGATATGGGACGAGTTTATCATATCCACTGTGCCCATAAATGCGAGCGGTGCGATACAAATGCTCTTCATTGTTGATCCACAGTGATGCACACCATGTCTCCCAATTTGTCCAACCGTTGTAGGTGTTGTCTGCCATGTGTTGTGTGTTGTTGATGTGTGTATTGTAGACGGTGCTGGGGTCAGTGGCGATCACTGATGTTCCAGACTCCCCACTGTCCACCATCTAGGTCCTGGTCATGCATGGCAGCACGGCAGGCACGTTCCTGACGCTCACGCTCAATGCACTCCATGGCGATACGTGCCAGCATGGGGTTGGAAGCGTAGATGCCGTTGCTGTCGAAAGTGATTTTGTTCATGGGTCTATTGTAAGGGGTCAGGTGGGCAGAATCAGGCGAGCAGTGCCAGTGCGTCAGGCGTCACAGCATCGACGTTCTCCCCTTCATAGACCCGCACCCATGCGATGGGTTCTCCAGTGGTGAGACGATAGATCATCTGGTCAGACTCACCCGATGCCATGCGTTGCCCTGCGATACGATAGGCACCCTGAATGGTGGGAGTGTAGTCTGCACCGTGCTCATCAAAGTTGCCGAAGGCGACGGGTTGAACTGCGAACATGAATCAGTTGCGTTTGAATGATCTAATTATAGAGGCAAGACCCTTGCCAATGGCGACATAGGTGGACAGTCTGTCAAGTGAACCCCTACCCACTACAGGCAGGGATGGCATGGCATAATGGGACATTGAACTGTCTGCAGTGTGGAATTCGTGTTACTTAGTCCAGCAAATCTGGATAGTATTCGTTCACCTCTTCAATCAGTTCATCGATAGTATACTTGTCAAAATTCTCATCAAATTGATCATAAAGAATTGCCATCATGTCTTTAATATCAAGACCGTCTAAGACGCGGTTGATATAGTTTGCTTGCAGTTCGTCGCGGTCGATGATGTTGTCAGTCATCAATTGTCTCCGAAGTTGTTTACAAGAAAGTCTTCAAGTTCAATGAGTTTGCTATCACTCAAAGAGTCAACATACTCACCAAGAATGTTGATAAGCAAGTCGCGATCTTCTCTGCATTTATCATACAGAAACGCAAAGAGTTCAACTTTGTCAGTCATGAGTTGGTGTTAGTTAGTGTGCAAAGTGTCGCCCTTAGGCGAACACATAACCAGAGCAGAAGTTCTCAGTCATGTATACATTCTTGCCATTGATTGCACCAGTGAACTTGCGAACATACCATGCAAAGTCTTTCTGGAATACACCCTCACCAGCAATGCAGAATTCAGAGCACAATGCATTGAGTCGTGATTTGGTGGTGTTGGATTGCCATCCACCATCAAAGATGGTCAGCGAGGTGTCATCAACCATGGCGATCTTGTTGCCGTGGAGATACACAGTAGACACACCGTCGTTGGTAACAACTTGGGTGTTTCCAGATGACCAGTTCTTGTCTGCCTTGATAGCGGCATTCATTTGCTGTTCGATCTTACGCATGTTTGGTGTCGTTTGGTTGACTTCTATACAATACAGGAGATGAGGCAGGGCACAACCGATGCTGTGCCACTTTGCTCACTGGTCAGCGAACATGCCGAAGTGGGCATCGCATACGTAATCTATCACGTCATCCGTTGCGGACACGTTGAAGCGATCACAGAACCAATCGACTGCCATCTCAGCAGATGCCATGGTGTCAAACATGAAGTCCTGCAGGTCCTGCAGGGTCTGGGGATTGGAAAGGAGTGTTTTGTTCATGTGTACACAATACACGATCTGGGGTGCTGTGCCTATTTTGTGTGCCACCTTGTCAACTGTCTGGGGCGGCTGACCAGTTTGTATCACTTAACAGGGAAATTCTTACAGACAGCATCACACAAAATGCGGGTCAATTCTTCTTGGGTTTCGGGATACTTTCCTTCCCACATCTCCCAACAAAATGTTTCAACAATAGAATCAATGTCTTCCATGAGTTGTTCACGTTGCATCAACATTTCAAGCATAGGATTGGGAACGAAATTGTTGTTGTTGTTCATGTTAGTGATATCAACCCCCGAACATATCGTCGAACAGTTGTTGAGAATCACGCTCTAATTCTTCACGGTGTTCTTGTTCCCAACGCTTGTAATCTTCCATGCGTTTGATAGCTAAATGGCGTGGCAATCCTTCGTGCATTGTTAACTTACCGTTTGGTAGTCTGTGCATGAACATGAAAAAATCCCTCGAACATGTATACAATACACGATCAAGGGACGAATGGGGATTTACTGTGCCAGTTCAATAAGTGTCATCATACTCATTGACTTCTCGTTTAAACTTTGCGACCTTCTTCTTAGTCTGTCTGCGAATATTCTTCACTTCGTAACCAAAGTCTTCAAAGTCATCATCGAATTGTTGATACTTTGAGTTGTCGTTCTGATTGTACCTTTTGCCCATTGTTTTGTAGTTAGTTTCTAACTCAATTGAGTGATTATTTAGTGACAGGAACGAGAATACCTTGTTTAATACTAGTATTGATTAGTTTACCAATACTTTCACTGTTTTTTAGAGTATTTGACACTTTATCACTGAATTTATCAGTGTTTTGACAAGAAAACTCGTATTCTTTGTCAATATTACTATTATATGTGATTAATACACTAGTTTCTTCTACTTTTAGTGTATTAATAGCTGAACTATTAAGGTTTTCGTAGTTAGTCACGAACATGAAAGAGTTAAAAGTTGAAATTTAAGAAAAACTCAAAAATCTTAAATTCTTAAAAAGTCAAAAAAGTGAATATTTAAGATTTTTGAGTTTTTAGAGAATCTTGGATTCCCATGAATGTAATATACCGTACTTCTGAGGGTTTCTGAGGGTCTCTGTGCCACTTTGAGGGGTGGCACATGCTTTGTTGACTTTCGATGGGTAGCGTGCTAAGCCAACGTCTCTGGAGTGCCTTCCAGGTATCTTTACAGTATCTACAGAGCTACTATGGTATATTTTTTTAATGATTTAATAATATGTTCACCGAGGGGGAGAGATGGTTCAAAAACCCTGTGCCTGACTGACGCGCTTCTGTGTTGTATAGTCCATTACATTAACTGTTAGTCCTTCAGTGATACCCTGTTGCCACCACCATGCCCTTAGTTGTTCATAATCATGGAATACGTTGTCATCTACTGTGTAGTAATGTCTATCGTATGGTTCAGTTGATGTGCATGTAAATGATTTAATTGTTGGTGTCATTCTTCTCTTGTTTAACTGTTTGAAAGTACAGTTTGTAGTATCGTTTCTTCATCTCATCTAGTATAGCATTATCTTCATCAAATGCCATGTATTTGGTCAATTGGTATGATCCTTCTAGTTCAGAGATTAGTCGTAGTATGTTGACACTTTGTCGTGGTAGTCCACCATGAGTCCATTGTTTATTTCTATCTTCGTTTAACACCCCATGTCATCTCCATTGTGATTGTAAGTAATATCATCAATGATAGTACAAATAGGGCACTCATGGTCGTTGGAGTCTGTACTTGTATGTTTGTAGTTTGTCTATTAGTTTGTTATGATCAGTAGTGCCTGGTACAATCATCTCTCTAGCACGGGCAATATCATGATTAGACATGTTATTGAGTGCTGTAAGGATGTGTTCGACTTCTTGCAAAGAGAGGTTCATGTGAAGTTAGTAAGAGAGTGGTATACTGCTTCGATATGCATATTGCCTTTGATATATCCTAATGCTATGATGATTAGGGCGAAGACTAAACATGCAAGGAATGATAGTACAAGTGGGACAGTAGGATTACTTACCTGTGTATTGGTAGCACTTGTAATCGTGTTTGTATCTATCGATGTACTTTTGGGCGTGTTCTGGGCATGTGAACCAGCATCGTTTGGATTCTGTAAGGTCATGAAGGAAGATAGGGAACGTCTCAATATGTGGGAAGAACTCGATCTTCCTTGAATTCATGATCTTAAGAGTATCGTTTGATTGCTTCTTCTTTGACCGCGTACCAACCGCCTTGCGCTTCTGGACTGTGGTAGTATTGTCCGAAGGTTTCTTTTGCGGTTTCTTCGATGTAGTCGTTGTACGTTTGGTCGAAGTCGATCCCTTCACTTTGGGAGTCGTAGTAAGTTTCTGGGTATTCTTTTTTAGGTTTTGTTGTGTTGTGGATGACGATGTTGCCTTGCGTGTCGATTTGCCAGCAGAGGGTGTCGCCTTCTTTCCAGTCGAGTTCTTTGGGGATTTCGATGTAGAGGTCTTCCGTGCTGGCATATTGTTGAACAGTTAAGGTAGGCATCAGAGCAGATCTTCGTATTCTTGTGTACCGACTTCTACTTTTGCACGTACAGATTCAGTTGTTTCAAACATGATTACATTACAATAATGAGTAATCATCTCATATTGTGCATCGGTAAGATCATTCCAATCTTTATTTGGCCAGAAGCGAGATGCCATTGTTGTCGCCATACGATACTTTGTTTCAACCTTCTGCTCAAACATGTCCCACCACAAGTTAGCAGCAGTTTCAGAATCAGTCTTAAAAGGAGGAATTTGTGCCATGATTATCAGTGTGTAATAAAATCAGTCGATGTATTTATTCTCTTCTAACCACTGTCGTGTCAGAGGAGTCGGTTGGTATTCTGTCCACATTTTACCCCTAGCACATGCTTGGAGTGCTTTCATGGTCATGCCTTCAGTTCTACCCGCCCATTGCGCTTCTGCCTCCCATGGTACAGCACTCTTAGGATATGTACGCTCTGCTAGCACTCTCCAGATCATAGGAACTTCCTCCTCTGGTTTGATGATAGCGATCATACTATTCTCAATTGTGCCTGCCATACAGTCTTGTGCAGCGTGCCATCCTTCATGCCTCATCAATTGCATCAGGATATGTGGTTCACCCATGTATCTCCTGTTGAGATACACATTGTTGGATACAGTGTGATAAACACCACGATGCATGACGGGGAAGTATCGTTGATCAGCAAGATATACTTTGATACCAACCTGATGCATTGCCATTAGCATAGCATTGAACTCTGCTGCTAATGGTGTGAACTCATCAGTATTATCATACTGTGAGGAGATGTCAAGGAGTGAATAAACTTCCTCTACATCTTTGGTACACTCACGCAGTAGCATACAACCCATAGCATCCATGCTATTGTATCCTTGGGTGATTTTGTTCTCATTAGCGAGGGCAATACCTGCTGATGTTAATGATAGTGCTGTTAAAGCACTAAGCAGAACGTTCTTCATGATCAATCTGTCCTTGTACTTTGATTTGTTCTAATAGTTGTTCAGAGTCAGCATACCTGCCCTCATTACATGCTGTCATGTACTGTACAATGAGATCACGCATCTCATCACTGATAGTAATGTCAGTCATTGATCTTTGATTGATAGAGATTACGGAGTTCATGCTCATCAAAGAATGCTGTCACCTCTTCTTCCAGTTGATTGGGGTCCATCCACTCATAGAATTCATCAGCAAGTGCCATTGCACTGTCGATGTCATCATTGGACATGTGAACACGGAACTGGGAGACAACATACTCATAGATGTCATCACGTTGCTCAGACAGGCGCTCTACGGTGCTGCTGTCGTCAGTGTAGTTGAAGGAGCTCATAGTTTGGTTGCGAACAGGATGTTTGCGAGGTGATCGTACTCTTTGAATTCTACATCATCAGGGAGCAGAGATACTGCTGCTGCCGCGAAGTCGTTAGGAAACTTCTTGAACAAGCGCCAATACTTCTGTTCACCATCGTAATCTAGATCTTCATGCGGAAGGACACGAATTTCATAGTCTCCACGAGTGTATCTGTTAGGATACGGGTTGATGTACTCGCGGATGTGCTCTTGTAGCATGTTCATTTAACGAAAACCTCGCTGTTTTGTTCGAGAGTAAGCTGCTGTGCTTGCTTAAGATAATAGCACATGTGTGCTACGTATTCAACATCTTCATCACAGGGATCAAAATCATAGGCGCAATCCCAATCAACAGTGCCGTCAAGATTAACTGGCGCACCATAGAGATCATCACCATCGATTGCATAAGCATTGCCATCAGCAACAAGATAGAACTGAGGAGCAGACATTGGAGGAGAAGCGTGGATTGATAGTATACTATGTATTGGTCAGGGTGTCAACCCTGGTAGTATGCATTCTTGTAGAGATAACCGCCAGACCAGTCGCACTTTTCAAGAACAAACTCACGCTCTTGAATGATACGGAGGTCGAAGCGTGGTTCTTTCACTGGTGCTT